CAGGTCTAGGCTTGTATGAATCATACTTATCCTTTTCTACACTAAGCTTTGCTATTGCTTCTTGAGCTTCGATAAGAGCATCAGAGTCACCAGTTTCATACGCTGACTTGTAAGCAGTCCTAGCCTTCTCTAGCTGTGCGTCTACCCGACCTTTGGCTTGATTGACTAGAACTACCTCACCATCATTGATGGTTCTCTTGAGCTTATCGTTCTCCTGTTTGATTTGCTCTGCATAACGCAAAGCCTCATCCTGAAGACGACCTGCTTCTTCTTTTGCTCTTCGTTCCTCATGATACTCAAACTTTAATTGTTTAATGCGTTTCTGAACATTCTCATTATAGTTTTCTATTTCATCATCATCAGGAATCTGTGGCTCACTACCATCAGATCTTCTGGGTTTTCCTCTGTCTTGCTCTGGAGTATCGTCAACAACTTCTATTTCAAAGCCATCATCCTCCTGATCAACTTGATCTTCCTGAACATTTTGATCTTCAGTAAAATCATCTTCATACTCTTCTTGTTGCGCTCGATTATTCATGCTCTTGAATACCCCCTTGGATCTTCCACAACTGCTTCCACAGTGTCATCGTTAATAAGACGAAACTCTTTCCCATGTACTTTAAATCGAGTGCCTGAGTAAGATCGAAAGATTACGAAGTCTCCCTTCTTGCAGTACGATCCATGTGGAAATTTTTCTTTATCAGCGTAGGCATCTGCGCCTAGCTCCATAACAAAACCAATAATAGAAGCAGTCTCTTCTGATGCTTTAAGGCCATCAGGCATAAACACCCCACCGTCTGTCTTGTCGCTGATTTCTGGTACGCCAATAAGAATCTTGTATCCTTTTGGCTGTGGCAGTTTAGTAGCTACCTTTTCTTCTGTAGTCGTATTTCCTGTATACATTTCAATACCTTGCAGTGATTTAAAGGTTCACAGTCACCTTGCGTGGACATCCACGAATACTCCCTGATTTGGACAATAGTAAAAAAATTTTTAACTTTCAATATATCTTTTTTCTATATCCTCTAAATCTTGTCGTATAATTTTTACTAGATCACATCTACCGACCAAACGATTATACGAACCAAGATCTTCTGCCTGACCAGATGCAAGATATGTCTTAATATCTTCTTCATACTCGTCAAGCTTTCGCCCTAACAGCGAAAACACACTATCACTCATCTCCCTTTACAAGCTCCTTAGCTATTTCAATACCTAGTTTTGCGCCCTCTTTCTGGTCTTCACGTTGTGATTTATCCAGATCGGTGGCTAGTTTTACGCCAAGACGTGCACCCTCACGTTGGTTCTCAGCGGAAATACGTTCTTGTTGAATTTGTGCATTTGAACTTTTTGCCATCGCATCAAGCTGCAACTTCTGCGTATCCATTTGGATCTTGTGCTCTAGTTCTTTTTGCTTAATTTGAAGTTCTGCTTGTTGCATTTGTACAACAGGATCTTGTTGTTGTTGTTGCATTTGCTGTTGTTGAGCTTCTGCTTGACCTTTTTGCAACAGTTTCTCTGCTGCTTCTTTTGCAAGCCTTGAGATCTCCACCTCTACATCTTCTGGTAGTGGCTGATCTTCGTTTGGCAACTCGACACCAAGCATCTTTTCCATCTCACGTCTATACTGGAACGCAACATGTTCTGTAACATGCGCTGCCATAGCCGCACCAATAGCTTGTGCAAACGGTGACTGCCCTACAAGCTCTCGCATCTTAGGATCTTCTATAGCGCCCATGTGAACTGCTATGTGTGCTTCATGATCTTGATACTTGAATGCCTTAGTTGGCTCTTGCTTGAGCATCATCATGTTTTCTGTAACAGGATCAGCAGGTTTAATATCATCAGGTAGTTTAACAATATCGCTTGCATCCTGTATCCCCAACACTTCTAGCATCTGACGGTGCAACTTGCCCATGTCGTATAGCTGAGGCGCTTGTTGAGATAGCTGCAAAGCTGCCTGATACTGCATGATTCTTTGAGCCATTGTTGCAGCGTTAGGATCTGAAACAGGTATAACATCTACTCGTGCATCAAAGTCTTTTTGTCTGTCAAAGTCACCATCCATTTCATAAGCATATTCTGATGGCATGTAATCGCGTATGATCTTTGACAGCAGGCGTAGTTCGTTCTTCATGGCTGCATGCATACGAGCTTGCACACCAGACATAACTTTCATGCTGCGTTCCATTAGAGCGAGCGTTGTGCCTACAGGTGCTTGAGCATTTGTGTCTCCAACCTGTATATCAGCAACTGAACCTATCCTACGTCCTTCTTCGACAATGTTGCCAAGTAACGAGTATAGAACGCCTGATGGCTCTTTGTAAGGGATGAACGTAATTGAATCCCGTATCGCACCACCTGGAACATCCACGTCCCTGAACTCACCTGGCATAAGCGGAGTGTCATCACCTTTAATGCGGAGACCGCGAGCTTTAAGACCCGCAGGCAAATTAGATAATGTACCCGCATCAATAAGTTGGCGAAGGATCGAAGTCGCTGACTTAGCCAATCCACCAATGAGATGGATAAGACCTGTGCCGTAGAAACCCAATCCAGGTAGGTATTTGTAATGTACGAAATGTAATCTTTTCTTTTTCTTTTCATCTTCCTGATACCAGTTTTTTCTTATCGCCAATACTTCTTTTGAAGACTTATCAATCGTTACAACGTAAGGTCTGGCTATTCCATCTGGATCATCGAACTCATCTGGCATGTTCATGGTAACATGCATCTCTAGAATTGTATGACGATCATCATCTTCTATTACTGCGCTCTCACCATCAAGCTCATCATATTTTTCCTGTATGTCTGAAAAGTCTGGCTCTGGATCAGGAATGTCTACTTTCTTGTAAAACCCTGCAACCTGTAACTCTAGGATTTCGTTAGCCGTCTTCTTCATGATGTGTGTATATCTAGGACAAGAAGCCAGATCTGATGCACCATAGGAAGCAACAAAGTCTTCTGCGGGAACAAACATAGCTACAGGTCTATCTTCTAACGGATCATAGTAAACCTTTTTGAAAGCAGACCCTGCAAGCGGTAGCTTAAAGAGCATTTGCTCTGTCTCATCACGGTATTCCGTCATCTCTTCAGTCAGAAGATAGTTCATTTCTGTCTCTATTCTGTCTGCCTGATCTGTCTTTTCTGGGGTTAATTTACCCATAATCTTGGTTCTTACTGGCCCAGACGCAGGGAATAACTCACCCATTGCCTGTGCCTGAAACCTCACAACGGCCTCTGTAAGAACTGGATGGAACACACCAGATGCCCCTTGCCACGGTTGGCTACGTTCTTCTATCTTCATCCCAAGAAGATCTAATCCTTTAACGTAGGCTCTTGCCCAGTCTTTTCTAGACTCACGATCAGAATTAAATTCTCCTACAAGTTCAGATGCCAATGATTGTAATTCAGATTCATCGATAAACTCAGCTAGGTTTGCGTCATGATCTGGGCCTGTAATGCTTTCGCTTATGTCCCCTTCAAAGTCTATGATCACACCACCGTCACCAGTATCTATCGATACAGCATCAGGATTTATAATCTCTACTTCAATATTTTCAGCATCCGTTTCTTCGATTTCTAGATCCGAAGGTTCCATTTGCTTTTCAATAGCCATGACTATCTCCTAGTAATACTCGACTGGTCTTTGATATTTTGGCTCGTCATCCCAGTCATCCATTTCGGCTCTCACCCAACCGCCTTGCCTGAACCTTAGCAGAGCTTGTGTGGTGGAGTCCACTAAATCATCATGATCCCCAGAAGGAAATGATGCACACTCTTCAATCACTTCTTCCGACCATCTAGTAGGAAGATACCATATTGAGCCGCTTGCGAATAGGTCTGTTACTGCATTTACTCTAGCAATCTTATCTTGTCCACGCGAAGGTGTAAACTCTGTTACTGGAATACCCATAGCTCTAAGCTCAAATATCAGGGGTGCACCAGAGGCTTTCTTCTCCACAATCATCTGATCAGGTTCAAACTCTTGGTACTTATCGTATGCTGCGCGTTTCAATTCAGGGAACTCTAGCTTTTCTTTGTAGGCATCAAGCAAAATTACATTAGGCTGACCCTCAATGTAGAACACACCCCATGTTGTACAGGCACTGTAGTCTGATCTTTGGGTTTTAAGAAACGCTGTATCCCAAGATTGTATGATAGCCTCACACGGTGGCGGTCTATCGTTCTCCCATTCCTGCCACCACTCTCGTTTGATGAGAGCACCTTCCTCAGATGTGGGGTCTTGTTGATACTGGGCTGACCATTTCGATACAGGAAGTTCTGCTTTTAGTGCATCTAGTTCATCTTGAGACCAGAACTCAGGCCATAACGGCTTGCCTGATGGCATGATCGCAGGAAACTCTATCACTTCCCAGTCATCCATTCCCTGTCTGTCTGATGTTGATTGTAGAATCTGACCAGTGAGATCCTTCTTAGACCATCTGGTCATCACAACAATGATAGCTCCTCCTGGCTGTAGACGCTGCCGTGGGCCTGATGTGTACCATTCGTATACTCTGTCGTAGACATCAGCGTTAAACTGCCCTTGTTGCGCGTCCTGTTCGCTGTGAGGGTCATCTATGATCAAAAGATCTGCACCTTTACCTGTAACCGCACCGCCAACACCAATCGCAAAGTAATCACCGCGCTTGTTTGTGTTCCACCTGCCCGCAGCTTTGGAGTCTGATGACAGGGTAATGCCACTAAAAACTTTCTGGAAGTCTTCTGATTGTATCAGGTTTCTAACCTTACGACCAAATCCCACCGCAAGTTCTGCTGTGTGTGCCGTTTGAATAACTTTCTTTTCTGGATACTTTCCAAGAAACCATGCAGGCAAAAGATAAGAAGCAAACTCTGACTTGGTATGTCGGGGTGGCATGTTGATGATTAAACGCTTTAGTTCACCCTTGGCTACTCTCTCGAAAGCATCAGCCATCTTTTGATGGTGAGTGCCTGATATAAAACTAGGCCACATCATTCTTACGAAGCTGATGAAGTCATCTTTGGAAGCAGATTTGTTTTCTACTTCCTCTAGTTCTGCCAGAAGATCCAGTAGTTCTACCTGCTGCTCTACAGGTAACTGGGATATCTTATCTTTCATTGCAGCAAGTTTCTGCATCTTTTCTCCGTTTGTAAGGTAGGCAGGCTAAGGGTGGGGTTGCCCACCTACCAAGAGACAGATAAGGGAGAATTTCTATCTCAAAATATAGTATATACTAATATATATATTTTAAGTATATATATATATTAATATTATATATATATTATATTATATATATTATATATATTACAGGAGGCACAATGACAGAATCTAATAAAGCAGATGTTGTTAAGTTAAAACGCAACACGTTACTTGCAGAATCCGATTGGAAACAGGCAAACGATAGTTCATTAACAGATGCTGAAAAAAATGATTGGTCTGTTTACAGTGATGCTTTGCGTAACCTGATGGTACATGAGAACTGGCCTAATCTAAAAGATGCTGACTGGCCTGCGGAACCTAAGTCTACAGGTAAACCTAAACGAGCAAGAAATTCTAAAGGGCAACTTATCGGGGATAATCCTGACACGCCTGATATAAATGAAGCATGGGAAGGTGGGAAAGCACCATAATGGAACTTTCAATACCTATGATATGGAATATCATCGTTGCTTTAGTTGTAGTGCCTATGGGGTGGTGGATTAGTCAGATGAGTAGTGAGGTAAAAAGACTCAACATCTTGCTAAACATGACTCGTGAGAGCTATATTAAACGAGAAGATCATCAATCAGAACTGTCTAGGGTGGTAGACCATCTGGTTAGATTAGAAGGAAAGATAGATAAACTAGCAGAAAAGGTCTGAAGACGGGAGATATTCGGTTAGGGTGCAGGCATCGATCCGATTAGTTGTGTCGCAATGGCAACAGGTGCTTTTAAAGGTCTCAAAGCAGCCATTGGTGCGGGAAAAGATTTACAGGATATGACAGGACAGCTTGCTAATTGGGGCAAAGCTTTCTCTGACTTTACAAATATAGAAGAACGAGAGAAGAATCCTCCGTTCTGGAAGAAGACATTCAAAGGATCTGATGAAGAGACAGCCCTACAGATCTTTGCTCAAAAGAAAAAGATGGAGCAAATGAGGGCAGAGATAAAAGATCACATATCTTGGACATATGGCCCAAGTGCCTGGAAAGAAGTGCTGTCCATAGAGGCGAGAATGCGTAAACAACGCAAGGATGAGCTGTATCGCAAGCAAGAACAGGTAGATGCCATGATAAATTTCGCTATTGGTGCTACAATATTCCTAATAGGTGGGGGTATATTGTTTGTTTCCTTCTATCTTCTAGGCCAATGGCAAGGTAGGTGGTGATAATCATGCACAATAAGGATTGTTTATAGATGTGGGTACTATTATGGCTACAGTTAGTGAGTGGAACCTTTGATCATTACCATGTTGGTAGCTATTCTAACGAAGAATCCTGCAAAGAAGCTAAGGCAAAAGCAAAAGTTCTAGTCACCAACACCAGTTCTAAAGTCGTATGCATCAAAATTGAGAAGTGAAATTAGTTCAATTGAACAAATACAAGTGGGCGGCACTAGATGATGACGGCACTATCCTAATCATCAGCAGTAATTCCAATATAGTTAGAACCAATGCACCAATAATAAAAAAAGCTCGCTATAAAAAGAAATATAACAGGCGAGCAAAGTCTAAGTGATTAACATATTTCGTTTTTTGAATGTATATTATAGAGGGGGTGTAGGATTCCTAGGGGTTTGTAATCGTTTGTGTGGAACATCATGTATACGTACGAGCGTGGGCGTCACGCAGACAGGGGGGTCGGGGGTAGGTGGGGTAAGCTAACTCATTATAAATTTATACACGCACGGCTCGACCCAAAACACACACTAAAAAGTTCAATAGAACTATCCTAACAGCCTATTCAGTCTAGCTTCTAACTCAGCCTTAATCGTCTCAGGGTCTCGCTCTGTCTTATCTTCCGTTTCTACCTTGTCCGTAAATAGTGCAACTGATTTACCTAGAAGTTCTAATGCTCTTACTCTTGCACCATCTGAGTTATCCTGATTGGTTGCCTCATCTGTAAGCTGTTTCAAAACGAAATCACTTCGAGAGAGGCTCAACATGCGCTGCTGCTTAACCCTATCAGCATTTAAGACCTCTAACCTTTCGGAGACCTTTGGGTTCTGTACTAGTAGACAAGCCTCTGTATGAATACATGCTGCACTCATGTTTGAGGCATCGTATGCTATCCTGTATGCTTCACTAAAGTTATTACCCTCGAACACTGCTAAAGCAAATGCCTCTTGCTTATCTGTTAACCCTGTTCTCTTACTGGTGGCACTCTTCTTCCTAGTGCCATTATTCTTCTTATTACCCTGTACTACTCTTAACTTAGGTTTCTTATTACTCACTATGGCAATCCTTCTAACGCTGCGCTTGCTTACGGGATTTTGGGCAAAACAAATCACCCTGATATTTTCACTTAATCTGGGGCAAACGATACTCAGAAAAAGTGCAATAGAACTTTTTTTATCCTAACATCTAAATTTTTTTTTGTCACGATATCCCTTTATTTATTGGCTAATACTGATAATAAGAGAATAAAAGAGAATAAAAGGGAATATAAGGGTTTACATAGGTATCTAGATATGCGAGAAGAATGACAGACGCAGGGAAGCAACGAGGTTTTAACCCTCACAATCCCTCCGAACATAGGCTCACAAGCCCTGCCAATAGGCTCACCAAAGCACCTCGCCGCGAGGCACACGCCACCAGATATACTGGACGGTCTGTAAAAGAGAGATGCAAGTAGGACTGACCGACAATGCATGTGTAAATTTAGTGCATAAAAATTTCTGCTTAATGTAAACGCTGCGAGTGCCGCCACTGAGAATAGGGTCAGTGAGGTGGTTGAATGTAGAGAATAACAGCTTTCAGTAGTAGTGACGCAGAGATAGCACAGAGTGAAACAATAGAGAGCGGCAGCAATCAGTTGCCGTTGTCATGGTTTCATTTAACGGAGGTAAACCACAATGGCATCAATCAATACTGAAATTACTTCATTCTCAGCTTATGGAACTGAGACAACGACTACAATAGTTGCCGATACTGGAAGAACAGCATGGCTAAAAATTAGATCAGGCGGTGTTAGATGTGCATTTAAATACAGCTACACTGACTTCGATGGTGATCGTTATGTAGTACGCACCAATAGTTGGCTGCATGAGACAGAGGGTCACGAGTACTCTCATGAGGAATTTGATCCTGATAACCTTTATCACCTTGCTTTTCTTACCGCTAAGGTAAAGCAGATAGGCAAGCGTTTCCCTGCACCAATCGCAGCGTAAGATTAACAGTGCAGCCTACGGGCTGCATCATTAATTTTATGAAGGAGCAAACAATGGTTAAAATTAAAGTTGATTACGCCCAAGTGACTATGGATTTTAATGATCGTTGGGTGGTCATGGTTAGCGATGAGCAAGGCCGTGAGTATTCGAGGTCAGACGTTAACTTCATTGAGCATGATAATGCTGTAGCGTTTAGGGATCGGATAACAGAACGTGGCTACCTCAACGCAGAGCTTTGGGATTGTCGCATCCCTTACGGCACTGAGGCTTGGCTCTCAGATGGCATGGAGCAACGCACAATTGAGGATGAGCGTCACGGTTTCATATAACCGTTCAAAATAATCAGAGAGGAGAAGACAATGACACAGCAAGAGTTGGCTAGAAAAGTAAAAGAATATGCAGCCATAAATTATGAAACGCATGGATGGGATATCATTGTGGAATGTTACAACGAGGCAATGATCCTTGCCATGCTAGAAGAGGCAAACATTATGACCCTTCACGCTGCAATAAAAACAGTCAGAGATGTCGCTAAGATGCGAGATGAAAGACGATCAGAAATTCAATCAACAGGAGAATGGTAAATCATGAGACCATGAGTGCAGCCTCTAGGGGCTGTAGTCGCGGCATCATGCCGATAACAGAAACTTGTCAGCCAAAAAGGATGAACAGATGACAAATTCAAAAACTTTTACCGTATCCGATACCGCAATCAACAACGTCTACAACGCGGAGCAAGAGATCGCCTCTCTCAAGGGTGTAAACAAAGAAAACAATGCCGCTGCTAACAGCGCAAAAATGGGAGCTTATGGCGAGGTTATCGCTGCCATCGCTCAGGTCAAACTAGTCAAGGGCAACCTACCACGCGCCAACTCTAAGATCCTCAAAGGCTCATTAGTTGAACAGGCAGGTGTAAAAGAGGCTACTGCCAAACGCTACCTTGAAAATTCTGTAGGTGCTATCGTATTGCTCAAGGATCATTTTGGTGAAATACCAACCCAGTACACACCTGATGCTATCGTCAAGGATCTTGCAACGCTAGAGATCGACAGCGAGAACAAGCTTGCCAAAGCGGTCAAAGGTGAGAGCGACAAATCAAAAGCGCAGCGCCTCGCAGAGCAAGTGGTCGGCAAGTTCTCAAACAAAAAAGATGAGAACGGCAAGAGAGTGCAAGGTGATGTATTCAAAGATGGCCTGACTGATGAAGAGCTTGATGAGTTCGAGAACGCCATGCGTGAGCTTAAAGCTGCTCGTACAGCATACCGCAACTCAGAGGCTGCTAAGGCTGCTGAGGCTGAGGCTGCTGAGGAAAATGTAGCAGTTGATAGCACAGTTGCTGAGTTCACTGACGCAGCATGAGACTGAGCAAGCGCGAAAAGCGCATCATCTTTGTTGAGGGCGTTGCTTCTGGCATCGCCTTCACTGCCTTAACAGTGGGCATACTCATAGTAGTACTTGCATTTTAATCTCAGCCCTTTCGGGGGCTGAATTTTTAAGTGCAATAGAACTTTTTAGAGAGAGAGGTAAACATGAAAAAAAATCAAGATCCTAATGAATATTTTGGAAGTTTCTTTAATGAGGAAATTGGAAAATCGCTCAATGTAGATAGCACAAAGCTAGTATACTCAGATCCCCCACTTTCAATAACAGATTATGACATGAAAGAAAAAGTAAGAGAAGCTTTCAACATGGCAAAAAAGGCATTGATAAATGACTACATGTACATGGGAACTTGTTCGTTAGATGGGTTTGAATACCTGATGTTCAAGCATATCGAAACCAGAGAATACATAAAGATACCTAAGAGGGGATAATCACAATGGAACTAGAAGACACCTACAGTATGAACATAGTTGAGGCATACAAAAAATTCAGTGTGCAAGAACTAAACGACATGCTTGTCAAAGCAAATGAGGATTTTGACAATGCTGTAAAAGAAGAAAAAGAGAGCGGTCTACGCTCCAAACGAGACAGAGTAGAGACATGCTCTGTAAAAATCGAATGTCTAAATTTTGTAATTGCAATCAGAAAAGCAGACGAACTGCTTTCAGAAATAGAGGGAAAATCCTAATGAAACTATCACAAGCAAAGGCCATCGCTAAGGCCGCTATTACAGTCAAGACTGACACATTAGATTGTGTGCCGTACCTTGTATCAGGTGCAGGGATTGGCAAGACTTCCATTGTCCATGAGATCGCCAAGGAATTAAGCATTGGTTGTCAGATATTATCACTGGCTCAGTATGATGCAGGTGAGCTTGCAGGTTGGGTACTACCCAATGCTGATGGCGAGACGATGGATCGCAGATGTCCTGACTGGATGCCACGAGATGGCAAGGGTATCTTATTCCTTGATGAGCTACCACAAGCACCAGTGTCTAACCAAAACATTGCTGCACAGTTGGTCAATGAGAGACGCATAGGCAAACATCACCTTCCAGAGGGTTGGCATATCATTGCGGCAGGTAACCGCATGTCTGACCGCGCAGGTACAAACAACATGCCTTCTCACCTCAAAGATCGCTTGATGTTCCTAGACATTGAGGCTGACCTAGAAGATACGATTGGCTACTACTACAGCAAGCGTATTGATGAGCGTATTGCTGCATTCTTGCGCTTCCGTCCTGAGTGGTTGCACAAGTTCAATCGTGATGAGAATGCTTGCCCATCTCCTAGATCATGGGAGCGTGTCGCTACTATCCTCAAATGGTCTCTTGATCCAGTCAATCAGATTGAAGCTATCGCAGGTCAGGTTGGACGTGCGGCTACGGCTGAGTTCAATGGCTTCCTCAAGGTGTATGATGTTGTACCTGACATCGATAAGCTGATTGCTAATCCTGCAAGTGCAGATATTCCTGATGCACCTGATGTTCAGTATGCTGTATGCGCTGCATTGTCATCCAAGATGACTGGCAAGAACGCCAAGAACATCGTGACATATCTAAAGCGGCTACCTCAGCAGGAGTTCGCTGCCTTTGTGATCAAGGATGCAATGAACCGCACTGATGATCTCAAGCGAGACCTCAAGGCTGATGCATCGATCAGAGAATGGATCATGTCAGTAGGCAAGAACCTTATTCTTTAATCACAGTAAAGCAGGCGTACACGTCAATATGCCTGCTTACCATTTCAGCTTTTAGTTCTATTGAACTTTTTTAGGAGAAAATTATGGACGCACAAATGAAAGTGTCTCGCGCTGTTACGCGCCTAGTTGTCAAGCATCCCTTCTTTGGGTCAATGTGCCTATCAATCAACGTCAAGTCAGAGGATGACATCCCGACTATGTGTACTGATGGCAAGGCTATCTTATGGTCACCATCATTCGTTGATACAATGGATCAAGAAGAGACCGTAGGTGTCATGGCTCATGAGGTTTTGCACATTGTATTCAAGCATCACCTCAGACGTGGTGTGCGTGACCCTGAGCTTTGGAATATTGCGACTGACTTTGCAATCAATCAAGTGCTTGTGGACAATGGCTTTACTCTCCCAGAGGGTGGGCTGATTGATCCAGAGTACAAGGGTCTCAGTGCAGAAGCTATCTTTGATCGACTACCTGATGATGCCAAGAAAAAGTATGCTCAAGGCGCTGCTATGGGTGAGGTCAAGGATGCCAAGAAGGATGATGGCGGTGACATGTCAGAGGCTGAGGTCAAGCAGATGGAAGCAGACATTGATACCAAGGTAATGATGGCTGCATCTGGGGCTAAGGCAATTGGTAAGCTACCCTCTGCTATCAAGTC